TGACTTCATTGGTGCCAGCATCGTGGCCAGCGCGGACATCAGCGAAAGCACCCGCACCGTGGAGAAGCTACACCCATCCCCATTCAACCGGTGCGACCTCGTCACCGTGGCAGGCCGCGGCGGAGAGATTACTGAGGTCCTCGAAGCGGCCATGGTCATCGAATCCCGATCCATGGTTTCCGAGACAGTCGTCGCGGACATCGGCGGCTACCTCCGCGCCGCCGTCCGGGACGTGCACGGCGCCGGCGACCGATACGCCTGGCTGCAGGACTTCGACGACACCTTCATCTACTTCGAGCAGGACGGCCGCACCTACCGGCAGGCCTACACGCTGGCCGGCGTCGACGCGACTCTCTCCGGTGAGCCTGTCGAGGTGCGACGCCGCACAGAGTACGACCCCGTCAAAACCTCGGCAGTGACCGAGTCCAAGAACTCCCAGCCGGTCCCGGCAGGGTCAACCCAGAAGAAGGAGGACGCCCCCATGGCGACCACCCAGATTGAGGAAGCCGAACTCGCCACCCTGCGCGAGTCCGCCAGCCGGGCCGCAACGGTCGAGGCTGAACTGGCAGAAGCCCGCACCCTGCTGGCCGAAGCCGAAACCGCCCGCACCAAGGCCACCGCCGAAGCCATCGTCGCCGAAGCATTCGGCGACACCGAAGCGAAGGTCACCCGTGCCGCGCTGATCACCGCCGCACTGGCCGCCGAAGCGTTCGACGCTGACAAGCTCCGCGCCGACGCCACCGAAGCCGCCGCCGAAATCGCGGTCACCCACGGCGCCGGCACCCCCCGCGGACTCGGCGACGCCGGCAAGGTCACCGAATCCGGCAAGACCATCACCAGCGAGAGCATCGTCTCCGCACTCCGAGGGAAGGCTGCCTAACCATGGCTAAGAACCAGCGCTACACCAACGCCCTGCACATCAGCGTCACCGCACCACGGGACATCGCTTCCGGCGACCCGGTCCGCGTCGGCAACATCTGCGGCGTCGCCCAGATCGCCGCGAAGTCGGGCGAAAAGGTCACCATCTGGCTTGACGGGTCCTGGGACTTGACCGTCACCGGCGCACTCGCCACCGAAGGCCTCCCGGTGTACATCACCGCCGCGGGCGCCCTGAACACCACGGCCACCGGCAACTACCTGTTCGGCATCGCGCTGGGCACGAAGACCGCCGCCGCCGGCCCCGTCGAAGTAGCCCCCATCGGCTACACCACTCAGACCGCCGTCGGCGCGTAAGGAGAACATCACCATGGCAAATCTCGCAATCGAAGGTTTCCGCGCTGCCTCGTCCCTCGACGAACGCATCTACGAAGCCGCACTGCTGTTCGGCGAAGGCCAGAACCCGGCCAACTACGCCCGCCAGACCGTCCTCATGGAAGCGCTCACCACCGACGACTTCCCCAAGCTGCTCGGTGCCGCACTCGAGAAGGAAGCGATGGAAGCCCAGAAGGCGTCCGTCAAGGAATACGAGTCCTTCGCCCTCGTGAAGAACCTCTCCGACTTCCGCCCCAAGAAGCTCGTCGACCTGTTCGGCAACGAGTACTTCGAGGACGTTGCACAGGCCGAGGAATACAAGGGCGGCGCGCTCGAGGAAACCGACGTTGAGATCAAGACCGGCAAGACCGGTAAGGTCTTCGGCCTCACCTGGGAGCTGCAGCTGTCCCGCGACTTCTCCGACCTCGCCGACTTCCCGAAGGTCCTCGGCAACGCCGCGATCAACACGGAAAACCGCAAGGTCTACGAACTGCTCGTCGGCGCCACCGGCCTGAACACCGGGTTCTTCGGCACCGTCGACACCAAGGCGCTGAACACCGACAGCCTGCAGGCCGCCATCGAGGCACTGGCCGTCAAGGTCAACCACCGCGACGAGCTGGTCGACATCAGCTCCATCACCCTCGTCGTCGGCCCGGCCCTGCAGTTCCGTGCCCAGCAGATCCTGAACGCACAGGAAGTCGAGATTCAGTCGACCTCCGGCACGAAGGTCTCCAAGGTTCGCGTGCCGAACCCGTTCAAGGGCCTCATCACCCTGCAGGTGTCCCGCGAGTTCGCACGCCTCAACGGCGCCGGATCCGCGGCCACCAGCTGGGCGCTGCTCCCGAACAAGACGACCGAGAACCCGGCCGTCGTGAAGACCGGCCTGATCGGTCACGAAAACGTGGACATCCGCGTGAAGCGTGACCAGGGCGAGCGCGCCGGCGGCGGCACCGTGGCAGTCAACGAAGGTTCCTTCGGCGACGACACCATCTGGTTCCGCGGTCGCCACGTCACCGGTGCCGCGCAGGGCTTCACCGCCGCTGTGTACGCATCTGACGGCACCGTGGCCTAGCTTCACCCCGGCGCGCATCCCTTCACAGGGGTGCGCGCCACCCCCAAATTGTCTACCTCACAAGGTAGAATAGACAGTAAGAAACCCCGCGATTGCGCTAACAATCCGGGGCCATGGCAATCACTTTAGGGAGTGACTACATGTCCGATATTACATGCTCAATCGACGGCTGCAAAAGCAAGCACAAGGGGCACGGCTGGTGCAATAAGCACCTTCGGCGCTGGCGTCTTTACGGATCACCCACAGGCAAGCCGACCACCCGCGCATCCTACACTGACACCGCGATTGAACGCGTCGTCCGCATCGGCTGGACCGAAGTCGTTCGCCGCCCTGAACTCGGCCCCTGCTGGGAATGGAACGGCGCGAGAGGCCAGGCCGGTCACGGGCAGATCCGCATGCACGGATCAACCCGTCAGGTTCACCGGGTAACGCTTGAACATCACAGCGGTCCAATTCCCGAGGGTGAAAACTCCCTCCACCGCTGCGACAACCCGCCTTGCCTCAACCCCGACCATCTCTTTGCTGGCACCCAGAAAGAGAACATGCATGACATGTGGCGGAAAGGTCGCCAACAGCTCTACGTCGATCAGCCACTTGGCAGCAGGCATCCCGGCGCGAAGCTGACCGAGGCCCAAGTCCTCGAACTGCGAGCCATGCGGCAGGGCGGCGCAACCTACCAATCCCTTGTGGTCCGATTCGGAATATCCAAGACCAACGTTGCCGACATCGTCAAACGAAAAATTTGGAGGCACATCTGATGGATTACACGACGCCCACTGGTCAGATTCGACTATTGATTTCCGACCTTTCGGAGCCGCCGATCTTCGATGACATGATCCTCGAGGGCTACCTCGCCATGCACGACTACGTTGTCGGCGACCCGGACAGCATCGAACGCCCGGGCATCTGGCGGGCAGCCGCCGACGCGCTGGATGCGATCGCGACCAGCGAAGTGCTCACGTCGAAGGTCATTAGGACTCAAGACCTCAGCACCGACGGCGCAAAGGTTGCCGACGCGCTGCGGAAACAGTCCACCGCGCTCCGGGCCAAGGCCGACCAGGCGGACGCGGAAGCCGATTCGTTCTTCGAAATCATCCCGTTCTGCAGCCCGGGCGGGCCCGAAGGTGCGGAGGCCCGCTGGTGAGCCCCCTCCCCAACGCCATGGTCATCCCGACGAACTGGGCTGAGCACCACCGCCCGGTGGCCGTGCAAACGATGACAGCCATGTGCACCATCCGCCGCATCCAAGAGGGCCCGGCCCCGTACCCGCTGCCCGAAGGCTGGACCAACGAGGCCATCGTGTGGACGGGCATGTGCCGCCTGCAAGAACTCAAGCGCGAGAACACCGTCGTGCCAGGTGAGCAGCCGACCGAGCTACGCCAGTACCTGATCGCACTCCCGTTCGAGAACCGCGAAGGCGTCCCGCTCCCCCAGCTGTTCACCGGGGAACGCGGCGACATCGTGGTCACCACCGGCCGCCAGTTCAACCTCAAGCAATCCATGGCCGGATCCCTGCTCTGGGAGAACGACTTCATCGCCTGGGAAAACCAAACCCAACAGCAGCCCTAGCCGATCCGGCGGGGCTTCTCTTCTGCCCCGGAGGTCGCCATGGAATTTGATGCATCCCAGATGTTCCAACTGGCCGCGGACCTGCAAAAGGTCCCGTCCAAGGCGATCCCGCTGGCGTCGAAGGTGGTCCGCAAGACCGCCAAGGATATCGAGGGCACCGCCAAGGTCTTGGCGCCGGTCGATACGGGCAACTTGAAGAACAGCATCGGCAGCCAGGACGTGGGCCCGCTCGAGGCTGAGATCAGGGCCACCGCAAACTACGCGGTCTACCTCGAGACAGGGACCAGCCGCATGGCCGCGCAGCCGTTCATGGGTCCGGCAGCCGATAAGCACACGCCAGCGTTCTCCGACGCGATGGCTCAAATCATTGGTGGTGCGCTCTAGTGGTTGACCCGAACACGCTCGCCGATCTGCTGCTGGCCAAGCTCCGGTCCCTGCCGGACATCGGCGCCCGCGTCTATGACGGCATCGTCCCGACGAAGGTCCCAACGGATGCAGGCGGCATCTACATCCGCCCCTACATCGCGTTCTTTGCGGGGCTGGGCTCCGACCTGCCAGCCGAACGCGACCTTACCGGACTCGTGGACACCAGCGTCCTTGATTGGTCCCCACAAGTGACTGTGGTCGGCCCAGACGCACGCATCTGCCGACTCGCCGCGCAGCAAGTCACCGCAGCACTCACCAACCTGCCCATCGGCGGCGGATACCTCATGCCCGACGCCGACGCATTCCGGGTCACCAGACCCCTCACAGACACCCAGGTCACCCCGGCCCGGGCTTACCTGCCGCTCCCGTGGCGGCTCATCACCAACTAGGAGGCCCACCGTGGCAACCCCGAAACCGGTCACCGAGCCCGCCAAGCCGGTGGACACCGTGACCGAACCCGCAGCGGCCGAAGCCCAGGCCATCGACATGGCCAAGCTCAAAACCCTTGACCCACGCCGCAAGGTCTTCGTCCGCGACTCCCGAACCGGCCGCAAGATCGACAACCCAGTCCCAGAAACACACCTCGTGATCTTCCCGCACCTGCGTGAGGTCGCTTCCAAGAAGGAAGGCAAATAACCATGGGCCAGAAAATGCTCACCGACGCGAACCGACATGCCGTGTTCGTTACCGACCTCGCCGACTACCGCGCCCCGAAGGCCAGCGAACTGACCGGCGTTGGCGCCGTCGTGCTGTCCTGCAACGTGACCGCCGCGAACTTCGTCCTCGGCGCCACCGGTGACGACGCGATCAGCGACCCGGCCCTTTGCGCGTCCAGCAACTCGTCCACTCCGGGCCGCACCAACTACGAAGCCGTCATGGACTTCTTCCGCTGGAAGGACGCCATTGACGACATCCCGTGGGAGACCTTCACCTCGAAGGGCATCCACGGCTACATCGTTTCTCGCATCGGGCAGCAGCCCGAAGGCACGAAGGCGCATGAGCACCCGTTCACTGCCGCCGACGAGGTGCAGGTCTACGAGGTTCTCACGAACACCCCGCAGATCCTGTCCCCGGCCGACGCCGGCTACGAGAAGTTCAAGATGAACTTCTCCGTGCAGGACAACGTGGACGAGCGCGCCATCGTGGCCGCCGGAGTCTAACCGCTCCCACAAGACCCCGTGGCGGGGTGTACGTCAGACTCCGCCCCGCCACGGCACCACCCCCACCGAGTCTGACGACCCCCGATTCATTGGAGTCTGACCCCATGAGCAAGACAATCCCAAGCGTTCCCGAGTCGTTCACCCGAGAGCAGTACATGTCGTTCTTCCGAGCGGTCGGCATCCGACCCGAGGACACAGTGTCTCTGCGGTTCGACGCTTCCGGCGTCCACGCCACCGTGTTCGCAAAGGACGACGAAGGGCGCAACATCGTCAACGTCGACGAATACGCCAAGCACACCATCTTCATCCCCGTGGATGACGCCCCCACAATCGCAGGAGTCTGACCATGACTGAAAACCAGAACACCCCCACCACTGAACTCGACTTCGACGAATGGCTGGCCGGCGGCGAACGCACCACCCACCATGTCACCCTCTTCGGCCGCCTCGACCTCTTGGCTGACATCGAAGAACTCGAGAAGCAGCGGATCCCCTACGAAGCCCCACCCGAAGGCGACGAAGCCCTCGGCGGCGAAACCAACCCGAACGCCGAACTCGACGCGAAGATCGCGGTGCTTGAGGCGCAGGTCTACGCGTCCAAGCGTGAGTTCCGGGTCTCCGCCATCACCTACAACGAAGAGCAGGACCTCTTGGACCAGATCCGCAAGGACCTCGCCACGGAGATTGAGGCCGCTGCGGCGGAAGGCCGTCGGGAAGCGAAGACCACGGCGAAGCTCATGGAAATCACCGCGCCCGCCGACATCAACGCACTTGCGCGCACCGGCGCCAACGAGAAGACGAACGCAGTCATCTCCCGAGAGCTGCGCGTTCGCAAGATCGCAATGGCCGCAAAGACCCGCATCAAGGGCGAATGGGCACCACTCAACCGGGACCAGGTCGAACGCATGCTCACTGTCCTCGGTGACGCGCAGATGGGCCTCATCGCTGACGCCGTCATCGCATCCTCCGAGGACGTGCCGTTGGTGACCGTCCCAAAATCGTAGAAGCCCTCACGCGCCCGCGTTGGCAACACCTCATCGACTTGGTGGAGACAGCGCGGGCGTGCACCATTCCCGTGACCGTGCTCTTGGGCGTGCGGGAGCAAGACGGGAAGTACAACGACCGCGACCGGATCATGCAGATCGCCTACACCAAGTACCTGAACAGCCTGTGCGGCGGGTGCGGGTTGCCGCACTCCATGGTCCGCGGGGACGAGAACGTCGGCCGTATCGAATGGCACGACGACGCGATCTGTCACGGCTGCGCAGCACGGGACTCACTGGCCGAGGACAAGAACCGAACCAAGTACCCCGGTCAACTGATCTACCCGGTGGATACGCAGGCTTAGGCGGCTGGGGTTTCCCGGCGCCGGCCAACACCCACAAGCAGCGTGACCAGCCCCGCGATGGCCACAAGGATCGCGAACCCCTGCAGCCCAGGCGCATCCCCATAACCGCCAACCAGCGCAACAGCAATGCCCATCACGAGCATTGCGAGTCCGGTCATCATCGTGTTGTGGCCGCGCTTGTGCTGCACGTTCCCAGTCGTGTTTGTCATGCCGCAAGCATCCCATGTCGGGGTGACGAAAACTAAATATTGGAGGCCCTGCGTTGGCAACTCGTGACGTGACAGTTCGCATCAAGGCCGAGATCGGTTCATTCAAGCGGGACATGATGGTCGCCGCCGGCGCCGCCCGCAAGGCCGCCGCGGAAACTGAGGCAGCCAGCACGAAGGCCAGCTCCGGCATCGGCAAGCTTAGCCGTGTCGCCGGCATGCACGAGCAGGCATGGGGGCAAGTCTCCACCGGCCTTGTCGCTGGCGGTGTTGCTGCAGCGGGTGGCGTCGCACTGGTCACGAAGGCCGCGATCGACTGGGAGTCCGCCTGGACCGGTGTCAAGAAAACCGTGGACGGCACACCAAAGCAACTGGCCGAGGTCGAAGGCGGCCTGCGTAACCTTGCGCGCACCCTCCCGTCCACGCACACCGAGATTGCCGCCGTGGCCGAAGCTGCAGGCCAGCTGGGCGTCAAGACGGGCGACGTTGTCGGCTTCACGAAGACGATGGTCGACCTCGGCGAAACCACGAACCTGACCGCTGAGGAAGCGGCCACTAACATCGCCCAAATTTCCAACGTCATGGGCACCATGAAGCGCGAAGGCACCGAAGGCGTCGAACGGTTCGGATCCGCACTGGTGGCCCTGGGCAACGACGGCGCATCGACCGAAGCTGAAATCCTGTCCATGGCCAGCCGCATTGCTGGCGCCGGCGCGACCATCGGTGCCACAGAGTCCGACGTGCTGGCCTTGTCCAGCACCCTCGCCTCGATGAACGTGAAGGCCGAACAAGGCGGCGGCGTAACCACCCGCGTCCTGCTCAAGATGCGCTCCGCTGTCGACGAAGGCGGCGAATCGCTGGAAAGCTTCGCCGAAACCGCGGGTGTCTCCGCTGACGAGTTCGCAGCAAAGTTCCGGGAAGACCCGGTTGCGGCCCTCGATCTGGTGTCCAAGGGCATCGGCAAGGTCAACGAGTCCGGCGGCAACGTCACCAAGACGCTCAAGGACATGGGTATCAAGGGCACCGAGGAAACTCAGGTCATGCTCGCCCTTGCCGCCTCTGGTGACCTGCTTAGTGACTCGCTGAAAACTGGCAGTGAGGCGTGGGCCGAAAACCTGGCCCTCGCGAAGGAAGCCGACCAGCGGTACGGCACGACTGAGTCAAAGATCAAGGCCGCGCTCTCAAGCATCCAAGACTCTGCCATCACGTTCGGTGGTGTCATGCTGCCTGTGGTCGCTGGTGTCTCTGAGGCAGTCGCTGGGATTGCTACCGGATTCGCAAAGATCCCTGCGCCCATCGCCGGAGCCCTGACTGTCATGACCGGATTCGTTGGTGTCGGCGCGCTTGTTGCTGGTGTCGGCATGAAAATGGTTGGTTCGTTCACGTCGACCATGGGCGGGCTCAAAGCCCTTGGCCTCGAGTTCCCTGGGCTCACCGGCAAGATGGAGAAGTTCGGCAACGCTGCGCCCGGTGTCGCGAAGAAGTTCGCGAAGTTCGCCGGCGCCGCTGTCGCCATCACCGCCGTCACCGTGGCCGTTGCCAAGCTGGCCGAAGCGTCCTACATGTCCAAGATTGATGAAGGCATGGGCCGTGTCGACCTTGCCATGGCGAAGATCATCAACAACGCGCCGGATGCAACAGATGCGCTCGATGACCTGTTCAAGAACACGCGGGGTGAAGGCCTCACCGACGACATCGACAGTCTCGGGTCTGCGATTGATCGCACGTTCAACAAGACGTCCGGTCAGAAGTTCAACGACTGGGGCGAAAACCTTGTCACGTCCACTATGGGTATCAAGGGCTCCCTCGCGATGACCCAAGACGCTTTCGGGCGCATCGATCAGTCCCTTGCGGACCTTGTCGGATCCGGAAATGTTGAAGGCGCGAAGACCGCGTTTGATGGCATTGCCGCGAAATTCGTGGAGCAGGGCCGCACTGTCGAAGAAGCCAAGGCCATGTTCCCTGGCTACGCTGACGCGCTGGCCGGCGTCGCAGCTGAAGCCGCGAACGCTGGCGGTGGACTCGGAGCCCTCGGTGCTGGTGCCGACGATGTTGCTACTGGTGTTGGTGCGGCCTTCACGCCGTCCAAGGAAATGGCCAAAGCTCTCGAAGAGATCGGTGTCGCCGCTGACGGATCCGTGACCAGCCTGGGCAACTTCACTGACTTCCTGTTCAACTCCGGTCTCGCGATGATGTCGTCCAAGGACGCCGCATTCCAGTGGGCCCAGGGCCTGCGAGACATGGATGGCGAGATCAAGAAGATCACCGACTCGCAAGGGAAGATGGGTGCCGTCCTCAACAAGAGCAAGACCGACTTCAACGAGAGTACGGATGCCGGCTACGCGGGCCTGCAGCTATTCCAAGGGAAGCTGCAGGAAGGAATCGCGATCGCCAAGACCTACGCGGCCGACAGTTCCAAGTCCCAGAAGGAAGTGGTCGACCAGTACCAAGCCACCTACGATGCGGGCATCAAGTCCGCTGAGGGCTTCGGGATCATGGGCGAAAAGGCCGACGCGCTGGTCCGCAAGGCACTGGACATCCCCAAGGATGTAACCATCGCTGCGTGGGTCGACGATCAGGCTACTGCGGCTGCCGAACGGATCACAGGGCAACTCCTGCAGATACCCACGGACTTGAAGATCAAGGCCTTGGTTACTGACGATGGCACCACGAAGCTCACTAAAGAGCAGATCGCGGCCATCAAGGGACAGACCGTTGGAATTGAAGTCACCGACGAGGGAACCGTCCTCACCACGCAGGGTGCGATCAATGGGGTCACCGATGGTGACGCGAAGATCCTGGTCGGCGATGACGGCACCATCACCGTAGTTCAGGGAGGTATCAACGGAATCAACGACGGGTCCGCAAACGTCGATGTGTCCGACGCTGGAAGCGTGTCATGGGTTCAGGGACTGATCAACGCCGTGAAGAATGGGTCCGCGTCGGTCAATGTGTCCGACGGCGGAACGATCAACGCTGTCCAGCAGGGTATCTACAACCTCAAGGGTGGCTCGGTCACTGTGAAGGTTGGCTACAACAACCCGGGCACGCCAATCGGGTTCAGCTCCCTGATACCCAAGAAGGAATTGGGTGGCCGTGCTCATGGCCTCGCTGGCGGTGGACGTGTCCCTCGCACAGGGCTAGGTACCGACATGGTCATGGGCGTCAACGAGCGCGGCATCCCACACGTTCGTGTGGATGATCGGGAATGGGTGATCAACCGCCGGTCCTCGGACAAGCACGATGTCCTGCTGAATGCGATCAACCGGGATGATCCGCGGGTTGACCAGCTCAAGGGTCTGGCCGGACTGGCTGGCGGCGGCCGTGTTGGCGATGCTGAGAAGAAGGTCAAGTCCACGCGTCGTGCGTATGACCTGATTGACGGGAAGCGCACGAACCGGTTGCGCAAGCTGGCGGCGAAGGACCAGTGGGAGGCCGCGAAGGCTGAACTGGCTGCGGTGAAGAAGTCGGGCAAGGCTTCCGCTGAGGCTCGCAAGGCGGAGAAGGAGCGCCAGTCCCGCCTGAATGAGGGCCGTTTCGATCTGCGCACCGAGGCCCGCCGCGGCACCATGCTGGATTCCTTCACCAGTGGCGGCGGCATGGGGTATGTGGACAAGATGTTCGATGCGTCCAAGAACAAGGACTTGTCGAAGAAGCAGCGCGCCAACATGCGCTCGCTTGGCTACAAGGCCGAGCGGGAACTTCTCAAACTGGAGAAGCGCGCTGAGTCGGTCGAGAAGAAGATCGACAAGGCCGTGGAGGCCCGCGATCGACTCCTGAGCGCCCGCAACGGCGCCCGGGACCAGATCACCGGAGCCTTCGACATGGGGTCCATGGTCGGCCAGAAGGACGACTTCGGATACAGCAAGTTCGTGGGCAAGAAGGGCTTGCTGTCCTACGGCAAGTCCCTCGCCGCCGGAGCCAAGACGCTGTCACAGAAGGTCAAGAGCATGCAGAAGCTTGGTTTCAACGAGTCGATGATCAACCAGGTCATCGACGAGTGGACCAACGGCGGCACGTTCGAGCTGGCCAACGCGATGCTGTCCATGAACAAGGGTGAACGGTCCTCGTTCAACAAGTCATTCAAGGACTTGGGCACCTACGGCACCCGGACAGGCAACAGTCTGACGGAGGCCATGGCCAAGGGCGGGCTGAACGCCGCCGAGACGCTCGTTTCGACCTTGAAGAAGGAAGAGAAAGCGGTCGAGAAGGCCTTCTACAAGCTCGGCAAGGCCGGGCAGAAGGGCTTCCACCGCGCCTGGGGCATCGCGTCCCCGGCGAAGGAAGCCAAGAAGGACGTCGGGCACATCATCGACGGGCAGGTCCTGGGCGTCAAGGACCAGGGCCACCGGTTCACCGATGCGATGGCCGGGCTGTATGCCGCGCCGGCGTTCTCGGTTCCGGCTTCGGCCGAGGTTGCGAGGTACGCCGCGCAGCCTGCCTCGGTGGGTTTCCAGATCGACTATGCGCAGCTTGGCGCTGCCGTGGTCGATGCCATCAATGCGACACCGATCCAGGCGCAGGCCGTCGTGACCAAGAATGTGGCGGCGCAGATCGCGGACATCGGTTCGCGGCAGGCTACTCGACTCAGATAGGGAAGGAGCTTCATGGCTTCGCATTTCTTTGGTCCGCTCGGGGCTATGGAGCGGCTCACCGTTTCGGCGGGTGTCTCCACGGAGACGTCCCGCTCAGAATCCGAGTTCGTGTCTTCGGGCGGGGTGCGATCCTTCCTGCGCGGGAGGGCCGCACCCCGCACGTGGACGGTCGGCAGGCAGTACCGCGGGCCCGATTGGGCGCGGCTATTGTCACTGGCGGCGCACGGCCTTCTTCCTCAGTGCTGGCTCTATGACGTGGCGTCGGCGCGGGAGAACATGGTGCCCGCGCAATTGGCGGCGGGCACCGGGTTCCTGGTGCAGGTCAATGGCCTGCCGATGCGGGCGGTAGCCTCCGGTCACCAAGTGCAGGTGCCCGTACTTGCCGGACGCCTGTACTCGGTGTCCGCATGGCAGGCGTCGGATCAGCAGATGCTCACCTATCAGGTGGGCATGGACACACCAGTACCAGTTTCATCTTTCAACGGCTCGGGGGCTGGTTCGTTCACTGCTCCGGTGGATTCAATCTTGACAGTCACCGTCACGAGCGGTTCAGTTTCCGGGCTGCGGGTCAACGAGGGCCCCTTCGACGGGGCGTTCCACGCCGGACACGGGACGCCGTGCAAGGTGGCGGTTCAAGATCCCCAACGGACGTTGCAGTTGGTGACGGAGCAAGTTCGTTCGGATTACCAAGTCACTCTCATGGAAGTCGGCAAGCCCGGCTTCATCTAATCGAAGGGAGGCCCCATGCAGGCATTGCCGCAGGGATGGCCGGATGACGCGGATGTCGAAACGGCACCGGAGTTGTTCCTTGAATTCGCGTCGGCCGCGTGGCCACCTGCCAGTGACGGGGTTCCGGCAGGCACCGCGGAGCTGGGTAGCTGGTCGGTGGATCGGTCGTTGACGGGCTCCTCATTGCCGGGGCAGGTCCGCGGTGCGGCGGGGTTCAGCATCGCCACCGGGTCGGCAACGTTTGCCCAGCCCCTTGGCGAGCAGCTTTCGCCCTTTGCCAAGGGAGACCGGCGACTCGGGGCCCGGGGTGCATGCGTCCTGTACGCATCGCACACCGGGGCCGCCGGTTCTGGGCGTCTTCCTCTCGGGAAATTCGTGCTTGCCCCGATCGCCGGCGCCGGGCTGAGCGCCGATGTGGCGCTGGACTTGGAAGAGAACTCCATCAACCTCAAGCGCCCGATCGCGATTCGGTGGCGCCGCAACGAGGTGATCGCCTCGCGGTTCGAAATCGACCCATCGTGGGTGCTCGACAAGATCGCCAGATCGGCCGGATATTTCCAGACCCCGAATGTCCGAAGCGGCACGCTGCTGTCCCTTCCGCTGGTGGGCGGGACGATGGCGGAAGCTGGTGAGACCACCAGTGCCACCATCGGCGGCTGGTCGGAACACGCCGGGGACGTCGGCATGGGACCGGGTGGGCTGGTGATCGCTGAAATTCCGGACGGGTACGGAGGCCCCGCGGCGATCCATGTGACCGCTGAGGTTGCCGGAACCGGTGGCGAGGTTGTGCTTGCCGGACTCTGGCTGAACTTCCGCGGGGACCACGTCATCATCACGCACGGGATGGTAGTCCAGCAGATCATGTACCCGGCCGGAGCGAACCTTGGTCTGGCCAGGATCCGGGTGTCAATTCAAGATCCGTTCAGCAGCGCCCCGACGATCCGTGTGTATTCATCGGAGACCTTGGCTTCCGAACCCCTCGTCATGTCCCTGGCTTCTGCGGCCATCGATACGGCCAACCGCGCCATCGCCGTGCGCACAGATCGGGCCCCCACCGGAAGGTTCATTCGCGGGGTCATGGTGGACACCACGTTCCGTGATGACTGGGCTTTCACACCCAACGCGAAGATCAACCTGTCCGGCTCGCCCCTGCATGCTGCCTTCGACGCCCTGACAGGGTTCGGGTGGGACATGGCCCAGAAGATCGCCGCTGCAACCCTGGGTGCGGTTTGGGTCAGCGAGTCCGGGGTCTTCACCTACCGCAACAGATCATCGCTCCGCGGCGGCGACATCGTGGACGAGGTCGAGGCTCTGGACAAGCTCGAAGACCTTCCGTGGGTCATTGACCCAGGAGAGATTGCTGACCGGGTCGAGCTGTCATACACGCCCACGCAGGTGGTGCAATCGGTGAACTCGACCACCATCTGGGAGGCCACCGAGGCTATCCGCATAGGACCGAGGCAGACGATCACACTGGTGGTGGAGGTGGCCGGGGCCGTGAATGCGCCCTCCGCGTTCCGCCCAGTGTGGGATGAGACCTACGAACCGCACCAGATGTCCCGCTGGGCCGCGGCCTTCTCTGCCGATGGGTCGGGGGAACGCCCCCAGTCCTCGGACCTGGTGGTGACGGCACGGATGGTCAGCGTCTCGACGGCGGAGATCCGCTTAACGAGCCGGACCGATGTGACCCTTTGGGCGGTCGATGGCAACGGTAGCCCCTGTCTAATCCTGCGCACGAGCCTGCAAGTGTTGCCTGGTGAGCCGCTGACCATCTCATCGGGGCTGGCAGAGAGCACGGCACTGAATCCCCTGTCAATCGATTGCGGGTCTTGGGTGCAGGATTCGGAAACGGCGCAGTCGCTCTTGGCGTGGGTGACGGGGCAGACATCCCATGCCCAAGCCGTCGTTCCGAGCGTGCGTGTCAAGCCAGAATTGCGTCGACAAATCGGCGACATAGTACGGCTCACCGACGGTAAAAGCGGGTTGATCACCAAGGCGCTGATCACTGCGGTGAGCCTTGCCGGAAACGGCGGAACCTACACGCAGCACCTCGACTTCGCCTTGCTGGATTTGACGTGGGCCGACTACGACAAGTGGCTGCAAGCTCACGGCATCGACACCTTTGCCCAACTCGACACCTATATGCAGGCCCATAACATCGACACCTTCGATGCGTTCGATGAGTGGGGCCGAGACTTTGGAGGAACACTATGAGCACACCCAGCACATCCGTCTCGCCCGTGGGGCCGACCGAGAACGATAGCACCTGGAACGGCGGGTTTGTTCGGTGGTTCATCAACATTACTGACTGGATCAAGAGCCTCTCTCCCGCGGGTGCGAGCGTGTACGACACCAGGCGAGTGATCGTCGCCCCCGGCATCAGCTACCGCCGAGTCGGCAAAGCGGTCGAGGTCGCAGTATCCGTGACTGCGGGCTGCCCCGTGGGGTTGTCCACACTCGCAGCCGCCGCGATCCCGCCAAGCCTCTGGCCACCTGGCACCAACGCCCGCGGCGAATGCTACCTAGGAGACGCCCAAATCGGGCAGCTCTTCGTGGACTCCGCCACCGGAGACGTTGGCGTCATCCAACAAACCGGGGCCACCCGGGGGCTGGCCCAAGGCCTGATCCGCTACTTCGTTGACTGATGGGAACCAGCAACAGCGCAGAGCTGCGAACCCGGGCCGCGCAGCGAGAAGCAACTGCCGCCCTTGACCGGCTCCGAACGGAAACCGACGCGATCCTCGACGCCTTGACAAAGCCCCCCGAACCCCAACCCGAATACACCATCTAAACAAAGCGCCCCACCAAGGGCGCTTTTCTTATGCCCAGGAGGTCCCGCGTGGGACGCAATATCAACATCGACGCACGAGGCGGCGGCGCTTCGCCCTACGACATCTTCTTTGGCGACGTGGAATACGAGCCCACCATTCTCCGTCACGACGGCGCGGTGACAGTCTTTCCCATCAAGAAAGTGGTTGGCATCGCCAACGGCAAGACCACGTTGCGGGACGTAGCGCCATCACCAGCCGGCCCGGAACCAGCTTGGGCTTACAGGGTGACCTTCCGCGACCGGATAAGCAACCGGTCATTCACCGAGATCGTGGGCGTGCCCGATGGCACTATCGCCATCAACTACCCGGCCCTGCCACGCTTCACCAAGATGACCCCGCCCGGGATCACCGCCGAGCAGCTTCAAAACTGGGTGGACAGCACGGAAGCCAACGCGGACCGGGCCGAAGCCGCCGCTGCCGCCGCAGAGGCCCCAACCGATAGCACAGTCGGCACCCTCATCGACACGCCACAAAGCCAGGCCGCTATGGCGATGGACCGAAAGCTGATCGATACATTGGGCCCACTGATCAGTGGAAACCCCCTCACCGTATATGGCCATTCCTACACCATTGTGCCCGGAGCCTACGTCTCCACGAACGGGGAATGGTCCACCCGGCTAACCAACATGCTCGGCGTCGTGCGTAAAAGCCACGGGGCCTCCGGTGCGCGCATGATCGAAATTGCGGCTATGGCCATCGGCAACGCCGTCCCCGGGGCCATCGGGAACAGATCCTACACGGCCGGGCAGCCGGGTATCATCGCCGTCGAGGGAGTCATGAACGACGCGCTTTCAGGTCCGGCCACCGCAGCAGGCCGGAAGGGATTCGAGAACGCGCTCCGCGCCTTCCTCGCCACCACCACTGCCGCTCAACGCATCGAGTCCACGGCGGCCGCCACCACAGGGACATGGAGCACTTTCACCAACGGGATCTGCTCAGGAGGAACCAGCCGATACACTGCCGTCAACGGCAACACCCTCACCTTCGAGAACGTGAACGCACCCGGTGGCAAGGCGTACATCCTCACGTTCTGCAACCAACAGGACGCTTCCAAGACCGGCAGCATCACCGTGGCCGTCGATGGGGTGGACCAAGGAATCACGTACACCGGCGAAGGGCAGATGGAACAGTTCGCATCCCTCGTGAGCGGAAGCGGGTGGCCGGCCTACGCTCACGCAGTGATTCCGGTAAATGTTCCGGCCACTGGCACGCACTCCATCAAGGTAACCAAGACCGGAGCCGCGTACTCGGTGTATGTCGATGCACTCTTAGTCCCCGGCGCCGTACCGCCCCCGGTCCTCGTGTTCAAAGACCCTCCAGTGGGCGAACTGACCACGCAGGCCCGGCAGGACGCGTGGGCGGCCAACAGCCCACTGCTTCACGGCATCGTTGATTCAGTGGCGGCCGAGTTCCCCACCGCAACGGTGGTTGACCTGGGTCGCGGATGGGTGCCGGCCACGATGGCATCCACCGAGGACGCGGCGAAATTCCACCCGAACGACATCGGCATGCAGCACATCGCCGACACCGCGAAGTGGCCTCTCATTGACGCAATCTTGCAAAGGCTTCGCAACAAAATGTGGGCATAAAAAGTGGCCCAAGCCCCGAAGGGGCTTGGCCATTGCCAGCCGTTTTACGCGAAGTCTGATGCCCTCATCGGCTCCGGCTTGTACACAGCGATCTTTCCCGCGGACCGGAGCTCCTGAACCTGCATCCCGAATTCCTCCGGATTGGTCGTATCCAGATGCCCAATGGCCTCGGGGCTAAACCTCCACCACTGGGAATCCGTCAGAGCATCGGTCGCCTCCCAGCCGAACCGGTCATGGATCGGCTTCGCCGGGTGGCCGCCGACAACGGTGAACGGTTCGACGTCATCAAGCACCAAGGAGCCCGCGGCAACTACCGCGCCATCACCGATGGTCACGCCGTGGCCAAAGGTGACGTCGTCCCCGACCCACACATCGTTGCCGATGGTGATGGGATCCTGATCGTATTCGTAGCGCTGCGGGGATAGGTTCACGCCATGGTCCTTGGCGAAGGTGTTCATCTTAAGCTTTTGGTTGTAGAAGACCGGGCTGGTGGACGCACGCTCCTTGGGGTGCCGCGCCCCGAGGACCTTGAAGTTGCTGCCAATGGAGCAATATCGGCCCAGGGAAACGCTCATGGGCAGTACCGAGTTGGTGTAGCTGAACGATCCCATGGTGACCAGGTTCCGGCCGCTCTGGCCCCAGAACGTGGTGTATGGCTCCAGGGCGATGTTCTCCTGGATCTGGATGCTCTGGTCTTTCTTGAAGGCGGCACCGGTTTCTTCAATCCGGCCCACCCCCGCGCCCATCAGGAAGACACGGTTCTTCGAAAGTGCCTGCTGGATCTGCTGCAACGGCTTCCTCATCGAGTCTCACCCGCTTGATGCGTCACGCCGCAGAGGCTTGCTTCGATCTGTCGAACAATACTTTTACCCAACACTTCCCCCAAGATCAACCCAATAGAATTTCCAACCCTACCGAGGCCAAACATCACTACCGTCCGGTATCCATAACGTTGCTGTAACTTAAACGATTTGCGCACCATGTGGCCCTCCCGAAAGGCCCTTCATGCCAAACCCTCTCGCGCTGGAAGGTGCTGCCCATGCCTGACCCGACCATCACCCGGAGGTAATCCCCATGTTTGATGAAATCCCCTGGCAGGCCATCGGTGTCCTGACCCCGTCCAGCTTGCTCGGCCTGGCGGTGTGGATGATCCTCACTGGCCGGCTCGTTCCCCGCTACCTGTACGAGGTGATGGTGAAGGCGAAGGACCAGTGGCGAGCGACCGCCGAAACTCTGAAGGACACCAACGCGGTGCAGGCCTCGACCATCGAGAAGCAGACGGTGGTCGGGGCTTCGGTCATCAAGGTGATGGGTGCCATCGATGAGGTCAAAGAGGGTGGTCCTCGGTGAAGCTGTTCAGGTGGGTCCAACGCTCACGCCGCGTAGAGGCGGAGGCGGCGGCCACGGAGGCGTTGGCGGCGAAGATCGAGGCCAGCGTGGAACACAAGGCCGCCCTCGACCGCGACACCGAGGTGCGCCGGCAATCCGAGAGGCTGGCGCAGATCAACTGCGAGAATCATTTCTCTGCCAAGCTCACACGAATCTACCGGGAGGGCCACGCGTGACCATTCAACCCCTCACGGGAATCCTTATCGCTGTTGCTTGCCTGTCCACCCTCGGCGTGATGATCGGCTGGCACTGTCTCGGCCGGGGCGCATGGCGGCGCTGGGCGGCTGGCGTGACCCTCATGGGGCTGTTGGCCGTCATTGCTGCGATCACCGCTCTGGCGACCGCCAGTAGCTTCTTCCCTGCGTTCCCGGGACGAGCCGCGGTCTACATCGCGCTCTACGTCCTGCTGATCGTGTCGATCTGGGCCATTGGCTGGTCCATCTTCCGAGAGCAACGTGGCCGCGACTAACCCCGCCCAACCCCCAAGCCCGCGACCATCCTGGTCCGGGCTTTTCTTATGCCAGAAAACAGGAGGCCATCACTATGAGCGATACCCCAGACCCGTTGGACGCGATCGAAGACTTCGACGCCGAAGACCCCAACCCGGAGCCGGTCACGGACCCGGAACACCCGGACTACATCGAGCCCGCGGCCAGCATCCGGCCCCGCGCCCGAAAGGAAGGCTGACCCATGGCCATCTATAACGGCTACACAGGGGCCGAGACCTGCACGCAGGGCCCCTCCACCGGTGCTCGCGGGGCCATGGCATGGTTTCTGGCCAAGTACGCGGACGACGGCGGACTGAACGCGGGCATCTACAACTGCCGGCCCATCCGCGGATCCACCTGCACAACGTCCCTGCACGGTGAAGGCCGCGCCTTTGATGCGGCGATCCGCCCGTACTCCGCGGAGTACGGCACCAAGCTCGCCGACTTGATCCGCCGGCACTCGGCAGAGCTTGGTGTCCAGTGTGTGATCTGGAACCGGCGGATCTGGTCCGGGTACTACGACGAGTGGCGCACGTACACGGGTGTGAACCCGCACGTGGACCATCTGCACGTGGAGCTGTCGTGGACCGCGGCGAACCGCAGTGTCGCCGACACGGTGGCGCTGTGGGAGAAGGTCCTCGGCGAACTGGTGGATGACGACACCGAGGTGAAGCCGGTCGGCAGCACCAAGCCGAGCGCCCCCGTGGTGCGGCCGTCCACCGGTGGCGGATCGGTCGTGGACTGGCTCAACGCCCGCAAGCGGGATTCGTCCTACGCGGCACGCGCCAAGCTGGCAGCCCAGTACGGCGTCAAGGGCTACTCGGGCACCGCGGCACAGAACACCGCGCTGCTGGCCAAGCTCAAGGCCGGGGGCCCCGCCGCGACGAAGCCCGCGGGTAAGACCGTGGCGCAGATGGCCGCGGAGGTCCGCGCCGGGAAGCACGGCAATGGCCACGATGTGCGCCGCAAGTCCCTCGGGATCAGCGCCGCCGAATATGCCAAGGTCCGGGACGCCGTGAACGGCAAGGCCGCCGGCAAGAGTGTCGCGGACATGGCCGCCGAAGTCATCCAGGGCAAGCACGGCAACGGTCACACGGCCCGGCAGAAGTCCCTCGGCGCGGACAACGGGACCTACGCCAAGGTCCGCGCCGCCGTCAACAAACGAGCCTAAGGATCGACCACCATGTTCACCATCGCATTTTGGAAGGGCGCCGCTGAGCGCGCCGTCAAGACGTTCATTCAGTCGTTCGTCGCCACCCTGCTCGCGTCCATTGGCGCGGTCGTATCCGCGTGGGAGGTGCCGTGGGAGACTGCCCTGAGCGCTTCCCTCGGCGTGGCCGTGCTGTCCACCGTCCTGTCTCTGGCCACAAGCATCGGCAATGCCGACTTCACGGCCGGGAGCACCACTGTGCAGCTGCAGGTCGATACCGGCGTGGTCACCGATCGCATCGCGGAAGTCGTGGCGGAGTACGAAGCCAAGCATGCCAGCTACCCAGTGGCAGACCCGCACGATCCGACCACCGCGGACCCAGAGCGATACGAGCGCTAGGCAATGCCGGGGGAAACGTAGACATTGCAAGGTTTTGGGAGTAGGTTCGGTTCCAGCGGTACCCCAAGACCGCTAGCGGACGCCCCCGCCGCAGTGTGGATTCCCCCAAGGTTCACACGCAGAAGCGCCCCACCCTCCGCAAGGAAAGGTGGGGCGCTATTTGTGGTTAAGCTGGGGCGTGCCCTACTACCCCGACTTCGTCCCCACCCCTGGCGCCTGCCACCTCTACCCCTACGGCCGGCAACCCTACGTGCGGATCACCCTCGAGGACGGAACCACCGTCGACGGCAAAGCCCACGCATGGCAAGGAGACAAGTTCCTCGCCGTCTGGTTCGACGAGCAGCGCGCAAACCACCAGCTGTGGATGGACGACATGCACGCCGTGCGGATCCCTTATAGTGAGTCCCGGTGGCACGACTCCACCAGCGCCGAAGACATCCCATGGAGGATCGATCAAGGGGAGATGTGAAGGGGAAAATCCGTGGCGGTTTCGTGGCGGATGACACGCCTAAATCGGCATAAATCAACCGAAATCGCCCCAAAAGAAACGGGGCCAGAATGGTCAAGTTCCCCGCGAAATCACGGCAAAAACAGCGCTCAACCTCACAACCCGCCTTTCTACCCACTGTAGAAGTATTTCCCTTGCAAACAAAGCCAAGTAAGCGAGTGTGGCGGAATCGTGGCGGAACACACTCAACCCAAAGCCACCAACCCGTCAGACATTGCCGCCAGCTTCGACTCATCATCCGCCCACAAATGCCCGTAGGTGCGTAGCGTTTCGTTCGCATCCTTGTGCCCCAGCCGGTGAGCAACCGCCACCGGCGACGCTCCCCCCGCAATAAGCAGCGACGCATGATGGTGGCGGAGCTGGTGCCACCCGGGCCCCATCCAAGGCAGATCGCCCCGCGCTTCCGTCCACGCGCCGACCGCCCGGCCGCCGGTGATCACCGACCCCTTCACGTGGAACAGCAAACCGAGGGCTCCCGGCGCCGCAAGCAAGGGCTCGAGCAACGCGCACGTCCTGGGCCCGATGGTCACGTCACGGTAGGAGTAATCATTCTTGAGCGGGCCCAGCAGCGGCTTTGCGATGCGGCTCAGGTGCTCTTGCTGCTCGACGATCACCACGCCGCGATTCAGATCCACATATTCGGCCGTGAGCCCCCTCCACTCTGCTGGCCGGAGCCCGGTTGCTGCAGCAAAGATCGCCGCCGAACGGTACGGTTCCTCGAGCTTGCTAACGATCTGCTGGACCTGGGCAATCGACAAGGGGACGATTCGTTTCCGGTCACCTGCCGGCATGTTGATTTTCACGCAGGGAAATTCGCGGATCTGCTTGTTCAGTGCGGCGTCGGACATCATGCCACGCACGTACCGGTACATCAGGTAGACCGTGGATGAAGCGAGCCCCGACGCGGCCCATTCGTTCACGACGGCTTGGATGCGGGGTCGGTCAATGGAGTGCATCCAGTCGTGTTGGAACGATTTAAGGATCCAGTTTTTGGCGTGGGAGTCGATGGTCTTGAGGGATGATTTGCGCTGGTGCAGTTGGGCGGCCCGCCAGATGTCCCAGTACTCGGTGAATGGCATGTCGGGTTTGATGCCGTTGGGGTCTAGGGCGTTCTGGATGACTTTGGCGTCGATCCATGCTTTGGCTGCGTCCTTCATTTCGAATGATCGCTTTTCTTCGTCGCCGCGGTCATTGGTCCAGACGGCTTGCCAGCGTTTGCCGATGCCGTATCTTTTGGACCGGGTCTTTTTGTCTTTGAGGTGCCAGGTGTCTGTGACGCGTCCGGTTGCCATGGTGGGGCCCCCCTTATTTTTGGGTTCGCAGAATGGTGCGCATGTAGGCGTGGACGTCTCTTGGGAGGACGTTGAGCTCGTGCGCGAGTGCTGTGGGTGTGTTGTAGATGCGGGCTGCGTGTTGGAAGTCGCAGTGCATGATGAGCCAGGCGGCGGCTAGTTCTTCGGCGTCGCGTTCTTGGGCGAGGCTGTGGCCGTCGTGCTGGAGGGCGGCGTGGGCCGCTTCGTGTGCCAGTGTGGAGCGCCGCTGGGTGGGCGCGAGGTTGTGGCGTAGGCCAATGGTGTTGGTGGTGATGTCGTAGGCGCCCCACCAGCCATGTGGCAGGTCGGTTTCGATGATGGTGACGTTGAGCTGCACCAAGACGTTTTCGAACATATGTTCGACCTTATGGGCAGTAGGCGTCAGTTAGTCGAATCTGTGACGAATGTTTCCGAAGCGTTACTGGCTAGTCATCAGGCAGCTGGTCGTGGTCGATTCCAGCCTCGCCCTTGTCGGCCGCGGCCTGGGCCCAGTTCGGCGTCGGGAAGGGGTGCATGTTGTTCGGTGCGTCTTCGGCAGAATCTTCGACGCCTTCGGGTGCGGCCGCGTCGACTCGCTCCATCCACCAGAGCATGTTCTGGGCGGTGTCGAGCAGGAGGCGACGCGATTCTTCTGGGAGTCGGCCGGCTTCCGGGATCAGGAGGTCGTTGTCGCTGGAGGCGTGAATGGGCATCCCGACGGAGACAGCTGCGGCGTGGAGGACGTCGATGAGGCGGACCCCGAGGCCCCTGGAGAGGCCCATGAGAACGTCCACGGTGGGGAAGTCCTTGATGGGCTTGGTGGCGAGGCGCTGGGCGTTGACGGTGGAGGGAACTCCGCCGCATGCAGCGGACAGTCTGGCGTATGAGCGGTCACCCTTGTGGTTGAGGATGAGTGCCTGGAGGCCGTTCTTGGGAAGTTTGCTTGTCATGCCAACCACTGTCGCTAGTTTCGTCGATTAGCGCATTCGCATACGTTTCCGATGCGCCTACTGGGAATTCTGCCTTATTGAAGTAGTTGTGCCTACTAACAAAAAGGCGCCCATCCAGACTGGTGCCTACTTGCAAGAAACAATTTGCCTGATTCAAGTTGACAACCTGCCTACTGGGATGGGATGCTTTTCCTATCAACAAGAAACAAACCCGCCTACAACAGACAGGAACCAAATGTCACCCTTCCGAACCAAATGCCGCTGGCAGAGAGGAACCTACATGCGCCTCGCATCGAAAGAACGATTCAAGACGTTCGTTTACACCAAGCAAGACATGGACGCCATCAAGGCGGGACACCCTTCGGACTTCCGCAAGATCAGCCAACGCAAGTTGGCCAAACGGGTCGGCGTCCACCCCAGCTTCATCAACCACCTGGTGTCCGGCTATCGCACAGACTGCACCACCGAAGTCGCCGAGAGCATCGCGGAGGTACTCGGCTTGGACGTTACTGTCCTTTTCGACCCGCAAGAACCTATTTCAAATCGCAAGACCGCCTGATTCAAACGGTCAAAAGTTCTGGAAAGGACACGCCGACATGGCTACACCAATCGCACTTGAAGACACCACGTGGACGCAGGACGCCACGGACCTGATTGAACGTTGGGCCGCGGAGGGCCGCAGGTTCACCGCGGACACTCTCCGGGAAGCTATGCGGCCAGCGCCAAGGCAGGGCATGGAAGGCGGCGTGTTCATCGCCGCGGCCAAGCGCCGGCTGATCGAGAAGGTCGCCGACAACACGTCCCGAACGAAGTCCCGCAACGGCGGCCACCAGTACACCTGGGTGGGCATCCCGGAACGCCACTTGGCGGTGGCGGCGTGAGCAAGAAGGTGTTGAGCGTGAAGGAAGCAGCCGAGGAACTCGACATGCATCCGGACACCGTCTACACGCTGTTGCGGCGCGGCGATCTGGCTGGGTCGAAGATGCCAGGGCTTCGGGGCTCGTGGAAGATCCGGGCTTCGGCCATTGATCAGTTCCTGAATCGGCACGCGTACAGCGCATAAAAAATTGGGCCCGCACTCCCTTGAGAAGCGTGCAGGCCCAACCGAAATCAATTTCTGAAAGTGAGTATACCAATGAACGTTTTAGAGAATCCTGTCTACATGGCGGCGGCGGTGACCCTGACCAGTGAGGTCCGCGCTTACTCCGCAGAGCACGGCTTCCTCTCGGAGGGTGATTGCTGGGGCCGATTGGTCCGGCAGTTGTCCGCGGCACTGCAGGTGGAGGTCCGCGAGTCGGATCTTGAGGAACTGCTCGCCGAAATCGAGGGCAAGGCCGTTTGTGAGGATGACCGGGCGGAACTCGGCTGGCGTGTGGGCGACCCCGAGTACGCCCCGGCGAAGGCCGACTACCTGGCCGGCTGCGAGGACTTGATCAGTGAGAAGTGCCGGCAGATCCTGTGGTCTCGGTTCGTGCCCGCTCCCTTGCCAGCTTTGGCGGTGGCGGCGTGAGGGGCCTGGTGTTGACCCAGCGTGGCCGGGACGTCCTGTTCGTCCTGCAGGCGGTGGGTGCGGCCGCGGGTGTGTACGGCTTCATCCTGGCCTTCACCGTCTTGGCCGGTGCGCTGTGAGGTGCTCGTGCCCGTCCGGGGACTGCCCCGGGTGGGAACGCAAAGCCGGACTCGACCCCATCAACGACCAATGCCCCATCCACGGAGAGGAAGCCACCATGACCGCCAAGCCGAAGCCCGCCGGGCTCGTATTCAACGCAGGGAACCACACCTACCGCCTCGACTCCAAGCCGGTCCGCGGCGTCACCGGACTCATCGGCGCCGGGATCCCCAAGGACAACCTGATCCCATGGGCTGCCGAAGTCGCCGGCACCTGGGCCATGGACCACCTCGACGAACTGCGCACCATGGACCGGGCCAACGCGATCCAGACCATGCGCATGGCATGGCGGAAAGTTCGCGACGACGCCGGGATCACCGGCACCGCCGTTCACGGGCTCGCCGAGCAGCTGGCCACCACCGGCGAAGTCGAAGCGCCGGACGAGTTGGCCGGATACATCGAGGGATTCGCGGACTTCCTCGAGGCGTGGCAGATCACCCCGGTACTCACCGAACGCCCGTGCGGCAACCGGACGGATCACTTCGGCGGCACGTTCGACATGCTGGCCACCTCTCCCCTACTGCTCACCCCGGAGCAGCTGGCCGACGGCTGGGTAGTGCAGGTCGACCTCAAGACATCCAAGGGCGTCTACGGGGAAACCGCGCTACAGACCGCGGCCTACTCCAAGGCCGAGTTCTACGTCGACACCGACGGGAACGAACAGCCCATGCCGAAGGTCGCCAAGACCTACGTCGCACATGTCACCCCGATGGACCGGGAAGGCGTGAACGCCCGCTACGGAGACAAGCCACTGGGAACCACGCTCTACCCGCTGGCCGGATCCCCCGAAGAAATCGATGAGCACTACTCATGGTTCTTGGCCGCAGCGTTCACCGCGAAGACCGCCAAGCTCCGCGACAAGCTCGCCCGGGAACCGCTCGCCCCGCCGGTGAATCAGCTGGACGTGGCCGCGTGAGCGTCTACAGCTACTTCGACCCGATCCGCCGCGAATCCCTGCACCTCTTCTACGAGGATCAGATGATCGCGCTAGACACCGACAGGGAACGCGACGCGCATCTGTTCAACGGCCACGAGGTACTGCTCCCCCTCGATGCCGTGGACGACCTCATCAATCACCTGACCGTCATGCGCGCCGACATCATCAGCCGCTACGGCGCACCATACAAAGCACTCACCGCAAAGGAACCCACCTCATGACCGAACTGGCCACCACCCCCAGCGCATTCACCCCAGCAGTACAGCCCGCGAACATCGAGCAGGTCACCACCGACGCCACGATGTCCCTCGAGGCTTGGGCATCCGAACTGGCCCACGCCTACACAATCGCCAACACCATCTGCAACACCATGTTCACCCCGCAGCACTTCCGCGGGAAGCCAGAGGAAGCCGCCGCAGCCATCCTCTACGGCTTCACCCTTGGCATGGCCCCCATGGTGTCTCTCAAGACGATCTACGTCGTCCACGGCACACCGGCGCTCTACGCCCAGCAGATGTACGCCATCGCGCTGTCGAAGGGCCACGAGATTGAGCGGGTCTACGCCGACAACGAGCGCGTCGAGTTCCGGGCCCGCCGCCGCGGCCAGTCCGGCTGGCAGAAGATCGAGTGGACCATCGAACGGGCCCGCCAGGCCAAGTACACCAGCAATGGCAAGTACCAAGAGAACCCCATCGGCATGCTGACCGAGAAGTGCAAGGCCGAGGCCGCGAAGCTCGTGGCCCCGGACGCCCTTGCCGGCATGAACAGCATTGAAGAAATCGAGTTGGGCGACTATGACCCGGCACCGTTCGTGCAGGTCGAACCGACCACCACGAAGACCGCCACCCGGAAGATCAGCCGCCCCCGAAAGAACGCAGCACCAGATCCCGTCGCCCCCGCCGTCATCCACGACGCACCGGAGCCGGAAGCTGAGACGGAGGGTGACGAATCGTTCGACACCGCCACCGGTGAAGCCATCGACGAAGGCACCCCCGCGGTCCTCGAGGTCAATTACTTCGACGAAATCCAGACCTTGGCCGGGGACAAGGCCGCGCTCCGCACCCTGTGGAAGCAGGCCAGCGCCGCCGGCGAACCCGCGGACGTCCTCGAAGCCATCGCCACCGCGGCCACCGCCGCAGCCTAACCAACCACACACCATAGGAGTCTGACCATCATGGCAAAAACCACTGAAGCAACGTTCACCGACTTTCAGCGTCTCGAGTATGTGCAGATCGCACCCCGCGGCGCACTCGTGGCCATCAGCGGCCGCAACGCCCAAGGCAAGTCCAGCATCCTCGACGGGCTCGAGGCAACGATCATCGGGCACAACAAGCGGGACGTGCCCCGCCCGGTCCGCGACGGCCAGAAGACCGCCGAAGTCGTCAACGTCCTCGATAACGGCATGACGCTGATCCGCAAGTACAAGGCCGACGGCTCATCCTCCCTGACCGGGAAGACGTCCGACGGATCCAAGGTTGCGCAAGCCACGCTGAACGGGATGCTCGGCGCCCTGGGCATGGACGCTGGCGCGTTCTCCCTGCTGGACGACCGGAAGCAGCTGGCCGTGGTCCTCGACCTCGTGGACCTGCCGTTCGACCCCGCGAAGCTGGCCGCCACGCAGAAGGATGTGTTCGAGCAGCGGACCTTCATCAACCGCAAGGCCAAGGAACTCGAAGCGCAGGTAGCCCGGTACGGGGAACTGCCCGCGGCGCCGGCCGCCGAAGTTTCAGTGGTGGAGCTGGCCGAAGAAATCCGGGCAGCCGAAGGACTGGCGCGTCAGCAGAACGATGATCACCAAGAGCTGGCCCGCGCCAACGCCGAGATCGAACGGATCAACACCGAAATCGCCCGCTTGACCAAGCTGCGGGAAGCGGCCGAAGTCGATCACGATAACGCCAACGACCGCATCGACAACCACGCGGAGCTCCCGGATGTAGGGGCACTGCGCCAGCGCATGGCCACCGCGGAGGAAACGAACCGAGCGGTGCGCACGGCCAAGGAAAAGGCGAACCTCGCGTTCCAGCTCGAGGCCACGCAGGAACAGGCCGACGACCTCACCAAACAGCTCGAAGCCTTGGACAAGCAAAAGGCCGACGGGCTCGCCGCCGCCAACTTCCCCGTCGACAACATGACGTTCGACGAGGAAGGCGTCCTGCTCAACGGCCGCCCATTCCGCAAGGCATCCACCCGCGAACAGACCATCGCCTCCGCCAAGATGATCATCGCCTCCAACCCGGAACTGCGCATCATGATCGTCCGCAACGGCAACGACCTGGACTCCGACGGCCTCGCCGAACTCGAAGCCTTGGGCGACGCTCACGACTTCCAGATCTTCGCGGAATTCGTAGACGAGTCCGGCGAATTCGGTTGGACCATCGAAGACGGAAAGGTGGCCTAATCATGGCCGGCGAAACCATTATCACTGTCATCGGGAACCTGACCTCGGATCCGGAGTTGCGTTTTACCCCGTCGGGCAGCGCGGTCGCGAACTTCACCATTGCGTCGACCCCGCGGAACTTCGACAAGCAGACCAACGAGTGGAAGGACGGGGACACCCTGTTCCTCCGCTGCTCGGTGTGGCGTGAGGCTGCGGAAAACGTGGCGGAATCCTTGACGAAGGGAATGCGGGTTATTGCGCAGGGCAACCTCACGATGCGCGCTTACACCACCAAGGAAGGCGAGAACCGGACCAGCACAGAACTGCAGGTCCAAGAAATCGGACCCTCACTCAAGAGCGCATCCGCGAAGGTCACGCGCACGGCCCGCGGCAACGGGGAAGGCGCAGCCAACCGCGGCGGCAACACCGGCGGCGGGTTCGGCGGCACTCCCACCAATGGTTCCTGGACACCGGACGGCGGCGGCAACGCCGGAGCGTGGGGCGCACCGGCGACCAGCACCGCGGGCGGCTGGGGCACCGGAGCGCCCACCGGCGACAACGAACCGCCTTTCTGACCATCGCCTAGCTTCATCCCAGTAATCGGGCAGGTCCCACCTTGGGGGCGGGACCTGCCAATTTTCATACCCACAAACAGGAGAACACCATGGCAACAACCACCGTCTACACGAAGCCCGACTGCCGCCAGTGCGACATGACGAAGAAGACCCTCGACCGTGCCGGCACCCCGTACGCGACCGTCGACATCAGCCTCCCGGAGAATGCCGCGGACCTTGCGGCGATCAAGGCTCTCGGCTACATGGGTGCCCCGGTCGTCATCGTGAACGACAACGGGAACACCGCGGACGAGAAGCACTGGTACGGATTCCGGCCCGACCTGCTGGCCGAGTTCTGCGCACCCGAGGCGGCCGCAGCATGAGCACCACGATTTACCTTGACGTTGACGGCGTGATCAACGCGATCGGCCGGACGCATCCGGAGCCGAAGCACACAGGGTTCCCCGAGTACAAGAGCGTCATGGCCAACGGCTACCAGATCGCCTACGCCCCGGAGCTGATCACCATGCTGAACGCGTTGGCGGCCCGGGATGACGTGACGATCAAGTGGCTAACGACGTGGGAGCATGATGCGGCCAAGGTCCTGTCCCCGCTGATCGGTCTTGATGGAGCGGGCTGGGAAGTGCTCACCGGTGACCTTCACCAGTGGGGCGGACCGGACTGGTGGAAGCTGGCCGCGATCCGTGCCGACGTCGAAGCCACCAGCCCCGCGGCGGTGGTTTGGATTGATGATGACATCAGCCTCGAACGCCAGGCCATGAACTGGGCCCGGAACCGTGACGATGTCACGTTGATCAGCCCGTTCGCGAAGTACGGGCTCACCACGGAGGACCTCACCAAGATCAACCGCGTGGCCAACGAAGCGACGGTGACGGCATGAGCAAGTGCAAGCGGTCTTGTTGCTGGACGCCGTACAGCTGCGCGAAGAAGAACAACTGTGCCTGCCACGTGGACGTCATCCGGGCTACTGGCCAGCGCGGCTGGTCCCCGACCATGGAAACCCTGCTGGCCGTGGCCCTCCAAAACGAAAGGGTCGAATCATGACCACGTTCCAAGCGGTCTGGCCGATCACGGATGCCACGCTGCCATTCGCTGACCTCGTATTCGAAGCCGAGCAGGACTTGCCCGCGGTCGCTACGCGGCACGGCGCGACCATCACCGGGCCCGCGGTGTTCAAGGTCGTGGACGGCCGCACCCAGCCCGGCTCTCAAGGCGCGCACCTTTGCGTCGTCGCCACCGCCCCGGCAGTGGCTCGGCGGCGCAACTATGGGTGGGTAGCGGCGGCATGAGCTCCGAGGTGTACGTTCCCGCAGTCGGGGACGTGGTGCGCATGCAACTCTGGTCACCAGTGGACGCGCCCAAGGCGATCCCGTACGGCCCACCGCGCATCATGATCGTCAAGGGAATCACGGAGGACTACAACGGTACCGGCCTCACTCGGTACTGGACCGCCGACGTCAAGCACCCCAACGATGAATGGGCACAGTCATGGTCCGAGTCTGACTGGACCGACCTTGAACCAGTCGCCGACGAGCTAGGGATGCTGTTCTGATGGCTGCGCACATCGATGGCCAGCTGTCCGCCCTCGACCTACTGGGCGGCGAGCCGGCGCCGGCCCGGTCGGATGCCCCGCCGTTCACCGTGAACCTATACCCATGGCAGGCCCGCGGCTGCGGTTGGTGCGGGAAGCCAGGGACCAGCGGCGGCGCAGCAACCCGGCACCCCGAGCACCACCAAATCAGCATCTACTACGAATACTGCGAAAAGTGCTGGACCCGATACGGCGACCCCGCTCGGTCGGACACATGGCCGCGATTCCTGGTGAACGAAGACCCCGGAACGGAAGCCGAGAAGAAACCCCAGATCCTCGAACGCATCGCCACATGGCGAACCCTGACCACGAAAGGAAAATCATGACCATTCTTGCCACCCGGGTTATTGCCCCGCATCAGCCGCGCTGGGGTGAACTGGTGTGCGGCCGCTGCGGTATCGAGCGTGACGGCAACCCGCGCAGCCCACAGGCCGGCTACTGCCAGGACTGCCGCCCCGAGGCCCGCGCCCTCGGCTGGCTCACCACGGGGCGGAAGGTAGCGGCGTGAGTGCACAACCGTACCGCACGCTGCCGGACCTGTGGGACTGGGAGCCGGTGACCTGGGGCGAATGGATCACCCCGCCACCTTCGACCCTGGTCCTGCATTTACCGGTCGAAGCTACCGCCTGCGATCAGTGCGGAACCATCGGCGAAATCCTTCTCGCATTTGGGAAACGCCCAGCCCGGCACGACCTCGGAGAAACCACCCCCACCAAAAACCTGCACGCCTACCGGTGCGCTGACTGCGGGCACGACACTGTGCACGACAAGCGCACCGGCGAGCACTGGGACTTGGACGAATCAGACTATGGGCCCGCCGGGTCGGTCCGTCCCTAGCATGCCCACACCACTGATCTATCAGAACCAGAAGATCCAACAACACTTTTCTAGGAGGAACCATGAGCGCACAACCAGCCCGCCGGGCCCCGTACCGCTCCCCTAGGCCCGTGTGCCCAGACCCGTACTGCGGGAAAGTCTGGTGCGCCACCAAGGAAGATGCCAAGCGCATGCGCCGAGAGGTCCAGCAGGAGAACGGCGACCGCTCCAGGGTCCGTTACTACGAACACGCTGGCGGGTGGCACTGGACCCGTGACATCGAAGGCAAGAGCAAACCGACAGGGCTGTAACTTGGTGGGCGCAGCAACAAGGCTGCGCCCACATCGCCTAACCGAATCAGGCAAACCGACAACTTCAAGTAGTAGAATTGGGATAGGACAGAAAAGGATGACCATCATGAGCGCAAACTACGAATACCGGCCGGGACCCGCACGCAACAAATACGGGGCACTCGCCAAACACCTCCAAGAAAACCCCGGCGTCTGGGCCCTCGTCCGCACCGCCGAAACCGAGCCCGGAGCATGGGCCGCAGCCCACCAAATCAAGACCGGACGCCGCGCAGCATTTCGCCCCGCCGGCCACTACGACGCATACACCCAAGGCCGCGACATCATGGCCCGCTACACCGGAGGAAATTAACCATGGAATGGACAGACGACTTCATCGCCGGATACAACTGGGCCGTCATCAACCTCGAGTCCGCCAGTGAACCGACCCCGGACAACGACCGGAAGATCCGCAAGGCATTCGGCGCATTGATCGACTTCGCCGACAGCAAGCACCCCGAGGCCGGGAAGATTCGCGAGCTCATCATCAACGCCTGGTTCGATGAAGGTGACCACTAGTGGCCCGCAAGTTCGCCCAGATCCTCGTGACCATCTGGGACGACGACGACTTCCTCGACCTCGCCGTACACGAGCAGTGGCTCTACCAGCACCTCATCACCCAAGCCGACCTGTCCTACGCCGGCGTCATGGACTGGCGACCGAAGAAGATCACGCAGAAGGCCGCAGACATCACCCTCGAAGACATCGAACTGGCCGCCAAGGTACTCATGGCCAAAAGCTACATCATCATCGACGACGGCACAGAAGAAATCCTGGTCCGCAGCTTCATGCGTAGCGACGGGCTGCTCAAGCAGAAGAACATGGGCGCCGCCGTAGCCAAGGCATACACCTCCACCGGCTCACGAGAGCTCAAGGGAATCATCGTTCACGAGCTGCACAGGCTGCACACGGAGAACCCATCGTGGGGCTCATGGGAAGCCCTCGCCGAAGTCATGCAGAAACGTGCCGTTGACCCATCCGGAAAGGCATCGGTAAACCCATCGCCGAACCCATCCACAAACCCATTGAGCAACCCATCCGATAACCCACCGTTCTAGCCATACATTCGGGAAGGGGAACCCATCGGTCAAGGGATGCCGCACACCTTAACACCTCTCACCTGGACACCATTCACCATTCACCGCGGCGGTCTTCTAAGAACTTAACTCACCAGCAGGAACCGAAAAAGCGCAGCGGCGACCAACGCAGGCCAAGCCCAGCCCAACGTTCGCCGCAAACAAATTTCTATCGAGGATGATTATGAAACTCACCGACCAGCAAGGCCAACGACTCACAACGATGATGCTGGCCATGCGCCCCGACTGGACCCCCAACAAGCCCGGCATCGTCCTGGCCAAAGCCAACGACACCGACGGATTCCCAGCAGCAGACTTCGGCCACTGCATCCGAGCCCTCGCCGCATACGCCACCGAAACCCACCCGGATGGATCATTCGTGAAGCGCACCCCCAACGTCTACCCCGAACACGGACGCCACTGGACCACCACCGCCCCCGACGGCCACGACGCACCACCAGCCCGACCCTGCGGAGACCACGACACCGAACCCGCCCACAACTGCCGCTCATGCCTCGCCGACGTGAAGGTCGGAGACCGACACCCGAACATGATCGGGAAACGCACCACACCTACGGTGACCCCGGGACGTAGTCCCCGACCAAACCGGACAAAACGCGACCCTGCATTGGCAACCCCGGGGCATCTACCCGCAGGAGGCGCTGTGACGCTTTCAAATGAACGCGGACGAGCAATCCCCCACACAACCCCTACGGAGCCGCCCAGCACCCCAAAGAATCAGAATGGAGCCACATCGTGAACCGAGAGCCAACCACCATTGCACGAAGCATGCCGCCGATGACGGAGCGGAACCTGCAGTCCGCGGTGCTCAAGCTGGCCGGGTTCCACGGCTACGAAGTCCGGTATCACACCAAGGACAGCCGCGGCTCACAGGCGGGTTTCCCCGACCTGGTGCTGGCATCGGCCAAGCGGGGCCGACTCATGTTTCGGGAGCTCAAGACGGACGCTGGGCGGATGCGGCCGGAGCAGAAGGTGGTCCTCGAGGTGCTGGGATCGTGTGGCCAGGATGTGGGTGTGTGGCGGCCGGCTGATCTTCTCAGCGGTCGGATTGTGGCGGAGTTGCGTGGCGTCTCGTTGAAGTAGTTGCGGTGCCTACTTGAAGTAGGTAGAGTGATGAGTGTCGATAGAAACCGCCCCAAGTTTGGGGCCACCTTGGGAGGAAACCATGAGCATCACCCACGTACCACCAGCCGTCACCACCGAACGTGCTGAGCGTGCCGTGCAGGCCGCACGCCGCACTATCCGTCGGGCCGCGATGGCCGTCGAAACCGCAGCATTCACCGGTGGGGACGTGCAAGCCCGCATTGAGGACATCGTCCGCGCCGGCACCGCGTTGGAACAGGCTGAGGCCGAGCTGGCCGCCGTGGAGGCGGCAGCGTGAGCCGCCACCTGTACCGGGTGACCATCATGTCGTACCCGACGCCGGACGGTAAACCGTTCGTGGATCAGCCCGTCGAGTTCTGGCAGAAGTGCTTGGATGCCCACTACGACCCCAGCTTGGCTGACCAGCTGCCAGCGTTCATGGACTGGGACTTCGAAGAGTGGATCTACCAAGAGGACTACTCCGGGTACGGCGGCGAAGGCGGCACTTACTACGCGGGGCCAGGCGGCGAACACATCGGCACCGACCCGGCAATGAGAGTGCCGGTGTCGCGGCGCAAGCACTGGCAATCAGCGTCCGCAGCACGGCGAGAAGCCGCCAAGCTCCGGGAATGGGGCTGCATCGTCACCGTTGACAAGTCCAAGCCAATCGAATGGGAAGTCGCATGACCGTGTTCAAGCCCGGCGACCGGGTGCACCACGCCCCGCTACTGCGTACCGGCACCATCCGGAGCATCCTCGGGCACACACTCGCCTTCATCGATTGGGACGAACACCTCGCCTCATACGCCAGCACCACCCACCTCGAACCCGCAGGAGAACCCATGAGCAAGCGCACCGACTTCCTCGACGCAGACGGAAGCCCCATGACCATCGAAGGCCGAGCCGACCACGAGAACTGGGCTATGAAGTTCCGAGACTCTTACCGCGAGTTCACACCGGCTAACGCCCCGGCTCTCGCGCTGGCCATCCTCGAAGCAGCAGGCTGGCCGGGCGACTATCCGGGCGGAGTCTCGAATCAGATCGTCGCCGACCTGCGCCGCGTCGTGGAGATTACCGAGCAGAAGGCCAAAGAAGCCGCCGAGCAGAAAGCGCTGGACGCGGACGCTCTCGCGCTCTGCCTCGCCTCCGCAGGCCTGCCAGCCGGGAACGGATGGCCACCAGTCGCGCCCAAGGACCTCTGGATCAACATCGCCAAGGTAGCCCGCAAGCACTACGGGGTGACCAAGTGACCACCGAACTAGACCTCACCGCGCTACGGGACATCGCCAAAGCCGCGACCGAGGGCGACTGGACCGTTGGAACGGACGGGACCAGCGAGAACGTATATGCCGACTGGGAGACCGAGCACGGTGACTACGCAAAGCGTGTGGTGAAAGTTGGCAACCGGCCCGACGCCACTCACATTGCCGCGTTCGACCCGCCAACCGTGTTAGCCCTACTCGACCGCGTGGAAGCCGCCGAGCTGTGGACCGTCGCCCACCCGTGCCAGGTGTCGCACGAGCAGCCCTACGACTTCAAATGGTGCGAGACCCACGACCGCACGTTCCCCCTCGACGGGGACTGCGACCACAAGGGCAAGTCGGCGCTCCAGTGGCAGGACGGCCGAGAGCAGGAGCAGCGTGCCCGCGCACTCCGGGCCGAGGGCCGGGCCGAAGCCGCCGAGAAGGCTGTGGCGGCGGTACGGGAAGCCCTCGAAGCTCACCCCAAGGCCTGCGACAGGCACACCGAGGATGACCCGATCAAATGCGGGTGGAAACGCGCAGTAGCCGACGTGAGCCACGCACTGGACGGCACGGCATACCAAACGCTATCCACCGAGCCTTTGGCAAGCGACCACCACACCCCCGAAACGGAGACACCATGAGCACCCTTGAAGCGCGGATCGCGGAAGTGCTGGCCGTGCATGCAGCTAAGCGCCCGTGGAGCGACGCTGGTGTCATGAGGTGCAGCTGCACGGAAAGGTTCGTTGCCGAGTATGTGCACCAACTGGATGCCCTGCACCGAACGCACCTCGCCGCCGCGTTGGCCCCGGTGATCGCGGAAGCCCAAGCGGAAGCGCTGCGAGAGGCTGCCGGCGCGTACGGGCCAGCTCAGATAAGCGGGTTCTTCCCCGGTCGGGATGGCTACACAAAAGCATGGCTCAACCATCGCGCCGACCAGCTGGAGGGGTCATGAGCACCAACCCGTGTGACCGGATGGAGGCCGCGTGGGACCCTGCACGCCGCGAGCAAGCACGCCAAGCACTCGCCCAATCCATCGACAAGTACACCCGCCCAACACAACCAGCCTGGGCCGGAAACACCAGCACACAACGAAGGCCCCGCACATGATCGACCAGCGACCCATCCCCCGACTCGGAGAAACCATGCCCGTCACACGAGAAGCCCGGTATCTATCCGGTGTGGACATCGGGAAGACCGTGGAAGTCACCGAGCTCGCCAAGTTCGGGAACTCGCAACAGCAAACCGGAGAACTCATCTCAGTCCGCCACTACATCAACCGCACTGACGTCCTGATCACCACCAGCCGCGGCCCCACAGCCATCCAGATAGACCCCACCGACGCTGTCACCATCACCGGGAAGGCATCATGAGGGCGCGCCGCGTGAAGGTCTACCACCCCACCAAAGAGACACGAGCCGGGACCGACGACAAGGTCTACTACGGGCAAACGCTCTCCGGAGCCATCTTCGACCACATCGATTTTATTGACGAACCCAGAAGCCAAACAGACCGCCAATGGATCAAAGAACACCTCATGACCAGGGCAAGCCCTGATTGCATCCTCACCAACGGGCGAAAGGAATGGCGAGCATGGCCAGAGTAACCGACGACGGCACCGTGGCCGCGGCCGTCGCCCGGTGGAAGGGTGACCCGAAGTACGCGCCGGGCCAGGTGGTCAACGGCGTCACCATCTGTGGCGGGAAGAAGCGCGGCAAACCCGAACCATGCGGAGCCCCACCACTTCGGGGCGCAACCCGGTGCGGGAACCATGGTGGCAGCAGCCCACAGGCCAAAGCCACGGCAGAGCGCCGACTCGCAGAACAGGAACTAATCCAAGTCGTGAAAACCCTCGGAATTCGAGAGCAATACCCCGACATCGACCCGGGCGCCGCCCTGCTCGAAGAGATCCGCGTGACCCACGCCCACGTGCAATGGCTGCGCGCCCAGGTCGCCGAGCTCTCCCCGACCGAGCTCACGTGGGGCAGGACCCAGCACGAGGAAGGCGTCGGGCCGGAAGGCCCCATCGACAAGACCACGGAGAAAGCCGAGCCGTCGGTCTGGTATGCCATGTACTGCCGGGAACGTGACCACCTGGTCAAAGTCTCCGCCGCCGCACTCAAGGCAGGTATCGAGGAACGCAAAGTCAGGATGGCCGAACAACAAGGCCAACTCGTCGCAGCCGCACTCAAGCAAATATTCGACGCACTCCACCTCACCACCGCCCAACAAGGACTGTTGCCGACGATTGTGCCGGCAGCCCTACGCCAACTCACAGGAGACGCATCGTGAAGCCCGAACCGCCGACCACCGTAGAGCTGGAAGTCGTGCCCGACATCAGCGGATTCATGCGCGCCATCGGCGGCTTCTCCCGCGAACGCCTATCGCCCATCCAGCACGGAATGGCCAAGGTGCAGGAAGCGTTCGCACTTTCCCAAGAATCAACCGATGAGCTTGGGCGACTGGCCCAAGAGGCGGCCGCCACAATCGGGGCAGACCTCGAGGAAATCAAAGAGATCCTTGCCCAGCTTGCCACCGATTCCCGCCCGCACTATTTCAACGCCACCGCCGAACTCCGGGCCCGCCTGAACGCATTCCAGCGCGGCGAACCACTCGGCCCACCCATCAACTGGCGCGGGCTCAGTGGTCGGTGATGGTGATGCTGGCCAGCATCCAACCCTCCGGGACAGCGGCACGCAGCGCCCCCAACGCAGCCTCATAATCAGCGCCCTCCGAGCTGACCTGGTCGAATTCTTCCGTCGCCGGAGTGGCACTGCCCCGCACAATATTCCCCAAAAGTCGCATCCCACAATTCTACCCAGCACCACCGAAAGGAACCGACCATGAGCAAGATCCTTGCCGGGGCATTGACCCACGAGCACACAGGAAAGACTGTAACCGTGACCGGAAGTGGAGCCACCGTCACCGGCGTGCTCGTCTGCGTCACCCACAAGCGAGACATGATCGACGACAGCCGCATGTTCGCCGCCCCGGGCGACATCCAGTACATCCCGGGCCAAGCGCGAACCGTGGTCACGCTGATCCCCGACCTAGACCTGATCCTGAACCCGGACAGCCTCGTCGAGGTGGCAGAGTGAAGCCTCTGCTAGCGGCTGTGCTCGTCGCCGCATGGTCACTGATCGTCATTGCCGGGATGCTCGGCTTCGGGATATGGGCACAAGCCAGCGGCACCTTCAACCAAGAGGGCGTAGGTGCATGGTTCGCGTTCATGTGGCTTCTGTCAGCGGGCATCATCGCCCTTCCGATCTTCATCTACAACGCAGCAGGAGGCTACTGATGACCGAGGAATGTAGCCACTGCGACAAGCCTTTGCCCGATGGTCTCCACCTTTGTAACGAAGGCGCCGATGACTTGCGCCGGATCCTGGGCCGCGTCCGGGACACCTTGAATACCGCCGGGGGCACGCTGACGAATACCGCAGCAGCCCCCGAACCAATCGGAGGCGGCGGAGGCGGGCAGGAAGCCCCCGGGCTCCCGTACAGCCACGACATGAGCATCTACGTGGGCGAGTACCAAGACGCCATCCGAAGCTGGTGCACTCTGCTGGCCAACCACTACGGCGGAACCGCACCCCGCGACACCATCGCAGCAGCAAAGTTCATGCTCGACCGCATCGGCATCATCCGCGGCGACGAAGCGGCCGGCGACCTGCTCAACGACATCCGGGCTGCGGAACGCAGTGTCATCAACGCTGCCGACCGCCAAGCACCCAAACTCCTACTCGGCGAATGCGGGGCACCCGTCTGGGAAGAGCGCACCATCGTGTTCTGCGCCGGCCAGATCATCGGCAGGGAAGGCGACGACCAAGCAAAGTGCGACACCTGCCGCGCACCACACTCCGCACGCGACCGCATCGAACAGAAGATCAGCCGAGCCTGGCACGTCGTCGCACCGCTCCGCCAAGTCGTCCACGCGCTCAAAGCCTACGGAATCCACGTCAAATACGACACCGCCAAATCATGGGCCCGACGCGGCAAAATCGGCCCAGTCTGCGACATCCACACCGGCACGGAGGGTTACACACCAGCCGCCGTCCTCAACGCCATGCCCAAACTATCTACGTCAACTTTGCAACACGCCTCTTTTAAGTAGACAAACCATTTTTTTGCACCTACGATGAAATCAATATCGGATCACTGACTCGATATCCCACGCGTGTGTGGCCGGAACCTATCGACAATAGCGCTGATGAGCCGCGGACCCGCCCACCCCCAAGGGGCCTCCGGACGGCGAGGACCAGCACCCGGCCACACGCCCACACTTCCTCGGATCGCAACCAACATTCGCGAACGCGCCGAGGGGAACCGCACTGCCTGGATCTTCTGACGCACCGCCAGGCAAGGCACTGCAATGAAAACTGAATAGCCCCGCGCTGGACATGAGCCGGCTCGGGGCATCAACGGCTGATAGTTCAACGGTGTAGCCCCACACATTCGCTAGCGCTGCTGCAGCAGGTCGGCTAGGAAATTACTGGACGGGTTCAGAACACTTCTCAGCGGAGAAGAGATACGGGTTCAAATCCCGCAAGCCGACGACCCTGCAAAGGGAGCAACGCAATACGAGTCAAGCCAGAGCACACTGGCAGCTCCACACAAAGCACGGGATGCCGCAGAACGACGAGGCCAACGGTTCACGACCGAGCATCCCACAAGGCCCACGCATCAAGTCGACCGGTACATGACTGTCCATAGACCCAACGCGTGGGCCTCAAACTTGGCCCGGTGCCTTCCACCTCGGGCCGAACACTTACGGCACGATCCTGCCGATCCACCCCCACACGAGCCCCCAGGGCATCGAAAGCGGGCGGACCGGCAAGAACCTGCCGAACAGAATTGACGGCGGCGACAAGCCGACACAACCATCTGCGACGGGCTACGCCACGCGCACACCGCGGACCCCGCCGCCGTCAACACCACCACAACAAAGAGCCCCGCGACTGCGTCAACAGTCCGGGGCTTCGGTATTCGTCGGAAAGGACGAACACATGAGCAAGAATACATGCAATGTTGAGGAATGCCAGCGAGCCAGCACCAGCCGAGGCTTGTGCAACGTTCACTATCTCCGCTGGTACAGGGGCGCAGACCTTCCAGCATCAGAGCCCATAGAAACGTTCCAGAGCTTCGAGGACGCATTCCTCGCCCACACCTACCGGATGCCGAATGGCTGCCTCCTATGGGGCTCAAGCGTCGACGGGAACGGGTACGGCCAGGTCCGGTTCAAGTACAACCGAATGCCAGCCCACCGGTACGCCTACGAGCGCGCCAACGGACCAATCCCCGACGGGCTGGTCATTGACCACAAGTGCCACAATATCCTCTGCTGCGAGGCGTCGCACCTTCGCTTGGCAACCACCAAGCAGAACATGGAGCACCGCGCTGGACCGAACAGAAACAACAAGTCCTCCGGTGTCCGCGGCGTGGTCAAGCATGGCAGTGGATGGAAGGCACGCGTAATGCACAACGGCAAAACCATTCATTGCGGAACCTATCGAACCATCCCCGCGGCGGAGGCGGCCGTCATTGCCATGCGCATTGAACTGTTCACCCACAATCTGATTGACCGTCAAGCGGCATAAGAAGCGAGGCAGCCGTGAGCACCGACGTATGGGAGTTCGCCGCTCGCATGTTCGAAGCCCCCACGCACGACTGGGCAACCCCCGGCGACCTCGCCCGGGCCATCGAACCCTCCACCATCCAAACCAAAGCCCTCGACCTCATCGACGAATACCTGGTGAAGGTAGAATCCGGGGAAATTGACCGGCTCATCGTCAACCTGCCCCCGCAGGAAGGGAAGAGCACCCGCGTCACGACCATTGGCCCGCTCTGGTTCCTCACCCGGAACCCCGAGCGCCGCATCGCCATCGTCTCCTACGCCCAAGACCTCGCCGACGAATTCGGCAGGAACATCCGAAACCACATCGCCTCCAATGACGGCGACGACGGCACCCTCGATCTCGGCTTGCAAGTCGCCAAAGACAACGGGGCCGCACGCCGCTGGAAACTCGAAGGCAACAACGGTGGCGTCCGAGCCGTCGGTATCCGTGGCGGTTTGACCGGGCGTGCCGTGGATGCACTTTTCATAGATGATCCAATTTCTAACCTCGAGCAAGCGAACTCGAAGACCTACCGCGATCAAGCGTGGGGATTCTGGCAGTCCGTTGGCGTCACCCGCCTTGCCCCCGGCGCTCCCGTCATCCTCGTACTCACCCGCTGGCATGCGGACGATTTAGCCGGCCGCCTGCTCGCCGGTGAAGATGGCCACCGCTGGACAGTCCTGAACATCCCAGCCGAAGCCACCGACGACGACCCCCTTGGCCGCAAGCCCGGGGAATGGCTCGAGTCCGCCCGCAAGCGCACGCCCAAGCAGTGGGAGCAGATCAAGGTCGCCGTCGGCCCGAAGGTGTGGCAGTCCCTCTACCAAGGGAATCCCACACTCGACGAAGGCGGCGTGTTCCCGACCGAGTGGACCCACTACGAGCAACCGCTCTGGCTTGTCGACCATGCTGGCGTGCACACCGTGCCGGGCATTGGCCGAGAAGATCACGAGTTGGTTCAGTCCTGGGACTTGGCCTTCAAGGGCGAAGACACCAGCGACTACGTCGTCGGGCAAGTGTGGCTACGTGTTGGCAACACCGCGTACCTACTAGACCAAGTGCGGCGCCGGATGAACTTCAACGAAACCTGCGAAGCCATCAAGGCGATGTCCGCGAAGTGGCCGCAAGCCATAGCCAAGTTCGTGGAGGACCGTGCCAACGGGCCAGCAGTCATGAACGCGCTGCAAGGCCAGGTCATGGGCATGATCCCCATCGAGCCCGAGGGCAGCAAGTACGCCCGCGCATCGGCCATCTCGCCGCTGGTCTGGTCTGGCAACGTGCAACTTCCCTCCACTCGCATTGCCCCGTGGGTCGAAACGTTCCTGCAAGAGGTGCTGTCTTTCCCGGCTGGCGCCAACGACGACCAAGTCGATACGGCCACCATGGCCATCAACCGCTTGCTGCTCATGCCGCTGCTTTCCCCGGATCAGCGGTTCGTCAACCACGACGTCTACGACGATTATGACGACCGTGGCTTCCTGTTCTCCCCCGTCTAGACCCCTTGGAGGTGCCTGTGGGTATTCGTGAATTCTTTGGCATCCGTGAGGCAGGCGTGCCCGAGGGCAAGGAACTAGTCGCCACCGGCACGTTGGCGACGTTGGGGCATCGCCTTGAGGAACTGACCGAGTCCTACTCTGCGCTGATTATGGCGCGGGAGGATGTGGGCTGGCAGAAGATCAGCCAGGATGCCGCGCAGGAGTTCTCCCGTCAAGGGTTGAAGACCTCTGCCGAGCTTGCCCGAGTGTTCCTCGTCGGCAACCCCCTGATCAAGCGTGCTGGGGCCCTGCGCGCCGCCTACGTGCACGGGCAAGGGTGCGGCACCACCGCGACCGGCGACGGCACGGAGGGCTCGCAGGACGTCAATGCGCTGATCCAAGAATGGTTGGATGATCCCGAGGTCCGCGAAGTGTTTTCTGGCGCGCAAGCCGCGGAGCGCAACGAAGGCTCCCTGACCACTGACGGCAACGTGTTCTTCTCCCTTTTCACGAACCCACTCACGGGCCGCGTGAAGCCGCGCCTGATTGACTTCGACGAGGTCGAAGACAAGATCACGAAGCCCGGCGACAAAACCACCACCTGGTTCTACCTGCGGACGTGGGTGGAAGTCGACCAGAACGGCCG